AATATTAAAACAAAACCAAAAGAAAAAGAACTAACATGGGTTCCGTTATCTAAGGCTTGGCATGATGCATTAAAATTCCCAGGTTTTCCGAGAGGTTACGTTTCTCTAGTAAGAGGATTCTCAAATACTGGGAAGTCAACGGCATTCTATGAAGCAATTGCTGGAGCACAAAAAATTGGCGATTTACCAGTTGTTATTGAAACAGAAGGTAACTGGTCTTGGGACCACGCAAAACAAATAGGGGTTGAATAACTTGAAGAGGTAGATGAAACTACTGGTGAGATTGTAACAAAACCTAAAAACTTCATTCTAATGAGAAGTATGGATTTATATCAAAGATACAAAAACTATGATTATAGTGATTCTAAGATGAAAACCAAACCAACAAGAAACCAACCAGTTATTGAAGATGTGGCTAGGTTTATGACAGAAATGATTGATAAACAAACAAACGGTGAGTTACCTTACAACCTTTGTTTCCTTTGGGATTCTATAGGTACTCTTAATGGGTATCGTTCAGCAACCGCAAATGGGCAAAACAATCAATGGAATGCTGGTGCGATGAATTGTTTCGGACCACTTGTAAACTTCTTAATCCCTTCTTCTAGGAGAGATGATTCAGATTATACAAATACACTTGTATGTGTTCAGAAGATATGGTTAGATGCGATGGGAATGGGACAACCAGTTGTTAAACATAAGGGTGGTGAATTTATGTTCTTTAACTCTAGAATTATTGTTCATGTTGGTGGTTCTCAATCACACGGAACTAAAAAATTAAAGGCTACTGCATTAGGACAAGAATTCCTATATGGTACTGAAGCTAAAATACATTGTGTTAAAAATCATATTACTGGTATTCAGAAAAATGGTGTTATTGCATCAACTCCACATGGATATATTAATCCAGCGGAAATTGATGAATACAAAAAAGAACACAAAAAATTCATTCACGAAATGTTGAATGTTGAGTATGATGTTGAAATCGAATATTCTGAGGAAGAAGGTACGATTGAAGATGACGACTCAAGAGAATAGTTATTAACCCTCTAAATCACATGACGTGAATAGAAAACCGCCAAGAAACGGCACAAAGAAAGAAATATTAAATACACTACTAGTCGATGGTAATGCCTTATTCAAAACAGGTTTTAACGGGGCTAGTGGTGTTTATAATAGAGATGCTATCCATGTGGGTGGTATCTATCAATTCATTACTGTATTACGTAAATTATTAACAGAAAACCTTTATCATCAAGTTTATGTCTTTTGGGACGGAACTTTTAGTGGTAAATTAAGGTATGATTTCTATCCAGATTACAAATCTGCTCGTGGTAAGGATTTTATTAATGGGTCACACCCAGTTGACGAAAGTGAAGTAAATCAGAAGATTAGGATATCAAAATACCTTGAAGAATTATTTATTCGACAAATAAAAGACGAAATAGTTGAAAGTGACGATTATATTGCGTATTATTGTAAAACCAAAAAGGAACATGAGGCTGTAACCATTTGTACAAATGACAGAGACATGGCCCAATTGATTAATCGGGGAATCAGAATCTACTTTTGTGACCCACAAATTAAAAATTATGTAACCGTAGCAAACTTTAACCAGTACTTTAAGTATCACAGAGAAAATGCCGCATTAGTTAAATCTATAATAGGTGATAACAGTGATAGTATTAGAGGAATCAAAAGACTAGGAGAACCAACACTCCTTAAAACCTTTCCAGAGATAACAGAACGGAAAGTGACTCTAGAAGAAATTCTTATAAAAGCTGATAGATTACAAAACGAAAGATTAGAATCTAAGAAAAAACCATTAGCGGTCCTTACTAATATCATAAATGGTATTACAACAACAAAACCAGATGAAAATGGTAATTCAGAGGACTTAGTTATGGGTATGGATTTCTACGATAGAAATTGGAAACTTGTAAACTTATCAGAACCCTTAATGACGGAAACGGGACTGGAACGCCTAGAAGAATATTTAGATGCTCCACTCAACCCAGAAGGAAGGAGTATAAAAAACGCTTATACCTTAATAAAACAAGACGGTATAGACCACATAATTGGTGAGAATAGATTCACTGATTACTTAGTCCCATTCAAAAAAATAATGGAGCGAGAACTAAAGAAAATAATAAATTAAAAGAGATGAGAGATAATAAAAGTGAACAACATCCGTTTGAATTTGTATTAAACATTAACGGAAACATCATTTGTCAAAGATTCTTCAATATCCACAACTTTAACGAGGATGTTATTGATTCTTTGGAGATGAAAGAATTACTAAATAGTATCGCTGGTACTAATAATGGTGAATGGGGAGAATATGGTATTATACCATCGTTCTTAAAAGAAAGGTCTTGTGAATACCTTCAATTCTTTGAAGATAATCAACACTTGTCATATAAGAATAGAGACAATGACAGTAGTATCTGGGATAAAGAAGATGTTTATTCTTTCGAGATTAAGATAGATGGTGTTGTAGTTGGTGTTACACAATTTGACGGTAACACATTCCCACCAAAAATCAGATACAAGGTTAACTTGAAACACAAAACCAATATTTGGGGTGAAAAGCAATTAAATGAAAAAGGTACAGCGATTCAATTGGATATAATCCCAAGAATTACTAAGGCTATCAAAAAAACTTTTTCACAAAAATCGTACACTAAAGAGTATATGGGTTATAATTTAGATTATCTTACTAAACAAAGAGAAGAATATAACGAAAAGTATCAAACTTTATACAACTAAAATGTATTTATTTAAAATCGAGTTTTATAAATTATGAGTAATTCAAGTAGAGAAGATTTCGGATATTTAGGTAAGGATTTCCAAGTTAGATTATTATTCCAAATACTTACTGATAGAAAGTATGCGGAAAGTATAATGGACATTATGGATGCCAATTACTTTGAGGATGAATTTCTTAGGAAGATAGTCATAACCATTAAAAATGCACACGAAAAACATGAAGCAATTCCAGACATGAATAGTCTGGAAATGCGTCTCATGGATGGTGCCAAAGATGATATTCAAAGAGATTTCATTCTTAGACAACTTAGACACGTTAAGGAGGCTAACGCTAATGATACTTATTGGGTTCAAGAAAGGGCACTTAAATTTTGTAAACAACAAGAGTTAAAAAAATCTGTAAAAGAAATCCAACAAATTATTGATAAGGGGGATATCGATGATTATGATAGATGTGAAGAGATTCTTAAAAAAGCCTTAGAAACGGGTAATGGTAAGGATGACGGTATTGATGTGTTTAACGACATGGATAGTGTACTAGCAGATGACTTTAGAAAACCAATTAAAACTGGTATTGAAGGTCTTGACTCTTGTATGGATGGTGGTTTATCAAAGGGTGAGTTAGCTGTTATACTTGCACCATTCGGTGTTGGTAAAACAACTATGATTACCAAAATAGCAAACAGTGCGAAAAACCAAGAATTGAATGTGCTTCAAATATTTTTTGAGGATAACCCTAAGGTTATTCAAAGGAAACATTTAGCATGTTGGAGTGGTGTAAATCTTAATGACCTTAAATTTCACAAGGAAGAATTAAAGGTTATTGCAGAAAAGAAAAGTGCAGAAAAAGGTCAACTTAGGTTGAAAAAATTCCCTAGTGATGGTACTACTATACCGCACATCAAACAATACATTAAAAAACAAATAGCACAAGGTTTCAGACCAGATATCGTGTTGGTGGATTACATTGACTGTATTCAGTCTAGTAAAGCATTTAAAGATAGTTGGGATGCGGAAGGAAACGTAATGAGACAATTTGAAACTATGTTAGCAGAATTGGATATGGCTGGATGGACAGCGGTTCAAGGTAACAGAAGTTCAATTGGTGCTGAGACTGTTGATTCTACCATGATTGGTGGTTCTATTAAGAAAGGTCAGATTGGTCACTTTATAGTATCGATAGCTAAAACCCTTGACCAAAAAGAAAGTGGACATGCTAATATAGCAATTCTTAAATCTAGATTTGGTAAAGATGGTATTATCTTTAATGATGCTATTTTCCACAATGGTACAATACAAATTGAGATTGTTGAGGACAATGGTGGTAAAACATTCATGGAGTCCAAGAAGGATAAAGAAAGTAACAATCAAATTAGGGTTAATAATTTATTGGATGCTGCCAAAGCAAGACAAAGGGCTCTTGAAGAGGAAGCAGATGAGGTGTAACATCATTAAATGCGGTATTAGGACTACTAATACATTTTAAATTAATAAAAATAAACAATGTCAAAATTATTTAAAAATAGAATAGAATACAAACCATTTGAGTATCCAGAATATCATAATGATGGGTGGTTACCACAACAACAAGCCCATTGGTTATATACAGAGATATCAATGCAAGGTGATGTTAAGGATTGGAATGAAAATCTTCAACCACATGAAAAGAATTTAGTAGGTAATATCCTATTAGGTTTCGCACAAACAGAATGTGTCGTTCAAGATTATTGGACAGGTATGGTAACTAAATGGTTCCCAAAGCATGAAATCAAAAAAATGGCCATTACATTTGGTAATTTTGAAACGATACATGCAGAAGCGTATTCTTACCTAAATGAAACACTAGGTCTAGAAGACTTCAAAGCGTTCTTACACGAACCAGCAACGGCTGCTAAGTTTGAATACTTAATGGAAACTAAGAATGATTATACCTATGAAGATTTAGCTAAGTCTCACGAAGCTAGAATGGATGTGGCAAAATCACTTGCAATCTTCTCTGCATTTGCGGAAGGTGTATCTCTTTACAGTTCATTTGCAGTCCTCTACTCGTTCCAAATGAGGAATATGTTAAAAGGGGTTGGGCAACAAATGAAATGGTCTGTAAGGGACGAATCATTACATTCTAAGATGGGTTGTAAACTATTTGGTCATATGTGTGCTGAATATCCAGAATTGAAAGATGCTGTTAGAAGTGAAGTTGAGACTGCTGCTAGACTTATTGTTGATATGGAAAGTGGTTTTATTGATAAGATGTTTGAACAAGGAGACCTTGAAAACTTAAAGGCTGATGACCTTAAAGAATTCATTAAAGCAAGAACCAACGAGAAATTAAGAGAGTTAGGTTATGAAAACATATTTAACGTTGATGTTGACAAAGCATCAGAATTAGATTGGTTTTACCACTTAACTGGTGGTATGACACATACAGATTTCTTTGCTATAAGAAGTACAGATTATTCTAAGTCTGGTGAAAATGAAGATTGGGGTGATATATGGTAAAAATATTTACTAAGTTAGTTTTATCAGTTAACGGGTGTATTTATATATAAAAAAATATGTATATATACAAAACAACAAACTTGATTAACGGTAAAATCTATATAGGTAAAAGTGAGAAAGATTTCAATGAAAATTATTATGGGTCTGGTTTAATATTGAAGAAAGCAATAAAAAAATATGGTAAGGATAATTTTATTGTTGAATTAATAGAAAAACATGATAATATTGATTCGCTAAATGATAGAGAGAAATATTGGATTGATTACCATTCCAAAAATAGTTATAATATTGCTGAGGGTGGTAGTGGGGGGTGGACTATAAAGGGGTATAATGATGAGGAATATAATAATTTTGTTGATAAGATGACCAAAATAAATAGAGATAAGTCAAAACATGTATCCAAAATTATAAGTGATATGTGGGAAGATAAAAATTCTATTTATAATACAGAAGAATATAGAAATAAGTTATCTGATGCTTGTAAAATAAGAAAATGGTCAGATAAAACTAAAGATAAAATAAGACAGAGTAAGTTAGGTGCTAATAACCCACAAGCACAAAAGGTTAAAGTAGGTAATGTAATTTATGATACAATAACTGAATGTGCAAAGGATTATTCAATATCTAATACAGCTGTTAGAAAAAGATGTAATAATAAAAACTTCCCAGATTGGGGTTATAACTGATTTCTTTGCTATGAGAAGTACTGACTACTCTAAGGCTGGTGAAGATGATAACTGGGATGATATATTTTAATTTATAAAAAATGGATAAGACAAAAACAAAATACGAAGAGGTAAACACAAGGGAGATTACCAAATTATTAACAGAGTTAGGTTGGGAAAAGGGTGTTGATATTCCAGAATGGGGATGTACCGAGGTTTACTTAAAGACAATATCTAGAGGTTATCTATTAGATGGTGAAACACCTAAAGATGCTTACTGGAGGGTTTCAACCACAGTGGCTAGAAGACTTAAGAAACCAGCAATGGCTAGTAAGTTCTTTGATTATATATGGAGAGGTTGGTTAAACTTAGCATCACCAGTATTATCAAACACAGGAACCGAAAGAGGCTTACCAATTTCTTGCTTTGGTGTTGACGTTGCTGATTCTATTAACGACATAGGTTTAAAGAATTTAGAAATGATGCTTTTAGCGAAGCATGGTGGTGGTGTAGGAATTGGAATCAACCAAATAAGACCAGCTGGTTCTGAAATTACAAACAATGGTACATCTGATGGTGTGGTTCCATTTTGTAAGATGTATGATTCAACTATACTTGCAACTAATCAAGGTGCGGTTAGACGTGGTGCTGCATCAGTTAATATGAACATCGAACATGATGATTTCTGGGAATGGTTAGAAATTAGAGAACCTAAAGGTGATGTAAACAGACAATGTTTAAATATGCATCAATGTGCTGTTATCTCTGATAAGTTCATGAGAAAGGTGGAACATGGTGATGAGGAAGCAAGAAAGAGATGGTCTGCTGTACTTAGAAAGAGAAGACAAAGTGGTGAACCATATATTATGTTTAAGGGTAATGTTAACAAACAAAACCCACCAGCATACAAAGAAAATAGACTTAAGGTTTTCATGACGAACATTTGTTCTGAGATTGTGCTTCACACTGATGAGAATCACTCATTTGTATGTTGTTTATCATCTCTTAACTTAGCTAAGTATGATGAATGGTGTGATACTGATTTAGTTTACACTGCTACATGGTTCTTAGATGGTGTATTAGAAGAGTTTATCCAAAAGGCTAAGAATATGAAAGGATTTGAGAATTCTATTCGTTCTGCTGAGAAAGGTAGAGCACTTGGATTAGGTGCATTAGGTTGGCACTCATACCTACAAGAAAAAGGGATTCCATTTGAAGGTCTTTTAGCACAATTCGAGACTAGAAAGATATTCTCTCAAATGAGACTTGAATCAGAAAGAGCAAGTAAAGATATGGCTGAGTTATACGGTGAACCACTTTGGTGTGTTGGTACTGGACTTAGAAATACACATACTATGGCCATCGCTCCAACAGTATCTAACTCTAAATTAGCTGGTAACTGGTCTGCTGGTATTGAACCATGGCCAGCGAATGTTTGGACTGACCAATCAGCTAAAGGAACTTTCATTAGAAAGAATAGGTCACTTGTTAAGTACCTTAAGAAAATGAAGATGGATAACAAGGAGACTTGGGATAGGATTCTTTCTGACGGTGGTTCGGTTCAAGACCTTGACTTCTTAAACGATTGGTGTTTCCTTGATGGTAAATTAAAGAATTGTGCTGAACTTGATGACAGTATCGACACTACCAATGCGATTTCTTTTAAAGATGTATTTAAGACATTCAAAGAGATTAACCAATTGGATTTAGTTAAACAAGCTGGTGTTAGACAACAATATGTTGACCAATCAGTATCACTTAATCTTGCATTCCCAAAAGAAGCAACACCAAAGTGGATAAATCAAGTACATTTCGATGCTTGGAAACAAGGAGTTAAAACTCTTTACTATATGAGAACAGAATCCGTACTTCGTGGTGATATCGCAGCATCTGCAATGGATGACTGCCTCAGTTGCGATGGTTGATAACTATTAATAAACAAGTAATTAAAAAGGGTGTTCCGTTAGGTTCACCCTTTTTTATTTAAAAAGGTATTTATAATAAAAGAATGTTATGGATAAAAAGATATTGCAAGAGTTTAGACGTTTAAGTGGTTTACCGTTATTAAATGAGAATACTCAAGCGTTAGTAGACTTTAAATCATTTCCAGAAGATGTTAAGAATACTTTATTTGATGAGTATGGTCATTTTTTTACTGGGGGTTATGATTGGAATACAAAAACAAGTGAGTTAGGTAGTGGTTTCCATGATTGGAAAGATAAATACGAGAGCGATATGTTTATAAAGAATCTAGATTTATTAATAGGTAAAACAACTAAAGACTTAATCTTAAAGAAAAAACAAGTAATGTCAGATAAGAAATTAGATGCATTCGAAGAGTTAATAATCCCAACATTAGGTAATAGTGTATTAGTACCAATTCTATCAAAATTCGAAGCAATGGTCTTAATGGACCCAAACGCAACAATAGAATCTATTGAGAAGGGTTTTAAAAAGGCTAAGGGTATATTTGATAAAAGTGGTAGTATAGACCATTCAAAAATAGAACAATCTAATATATTACAAGGTGGTGGTATTAATTTACCTAACTTCGAAAGTTTTGTTAATGAGAATCCAGAGTATAAGGGGGTATTTAATGATTGGAAGAAATTATTTGATGAAAGTATGAAATTATCGATAACAGAACTTAACGCATTTAGAGATAGTACACCAATAGATAAGATTAGAAATCTAAGAAACCATCTAATTCAATTCAAGAAAAATAATATATAATAGTTAATGGTTAAAAGGCTTATCGAGAGATAGGTCTTTTTATTTGAACTATTTAGTTTTAAAAAATATTTATTATAGTATTTATCTAATAAAGAAAGTAATAATATGGCAGACGGAAAGTATATAAACATCAATTTCCCCTTTAAAGACAGTGCAAAGGGATTCTTCTTAGATTTAAACAAGAGTGATAGTGCTGCCATTAAAGCAGATTTAATGCATCTAATTTTAACTAGAAAGGGAGAAAGGTTATATTTACCAGATTTTGGTACAAACTTATTGAAGTATATCTTCCAACCTAATGATGGTGTAACTCAAAGTGAAATAAAAGACGAAATAAGTCAAACAGTTAAGAAATACTTACCTAACTTACAAGTCAACAAAGTTAATATTGAAGAAAGTGAAGTTAGTGAATACGCAGCAACAGTTAGAATCGATTACACAGTAACTGATGATGTTTTCGTATCAACAGACTAGATCGGAAGAGCGACGTGTAGGGTAAGAGT